ATGACATGGTGCGTGATAAAAAATGGGTAGGACTGCCCCCTTTCCTGGGCTTTAGTACGTATAAAAAACTTCCTCATCGTCCCGGGGTATCGGCCCGGGTGGTTCTTGGACCCATATCCACTGGGTCCAGGGGGCGGAATCGACCGCCATCACAACCTCACGGTACACTAACCGGGCACAATCCAGTGCCATCACACACAACAAGGGTGGGTCTTACATGGAAGTTGGGTTCCAAACACAGAACTTCCGCTGCCCAAAGTCCTGGGCAATTTCGTCGTACGACCTCAACCTCGCGGGAATGGAGTGCTCCTCACACACCCGCAAGAGTTGGTCGAACCTCCTGGAGTACTCCTCTTTGCCGTACATCCAAAACTCGAGCATGGCACTCTCCACACACGCCGCTCCATGGTCCCGGTCCCCCAGCACCGAATCCCCCCTCCAAGCCAAGGAGCGAAGGATGGAGGCAAGCTCAAGGCGAGGCACCCACTGGCCGAGCTCTTCCGAGTACACGAAACGCCGCTTGAGGAAAGACACGCGTTCAATGGGTTTGTAGGAGTAGTCCCCATCTGTCTTATCCCCCGGAGTGAAGACGATGCCACGTTCGGCGAGGCTGTCTCGGATCCACATGAAGTCGTAGCCTTCGGCCTGGCGACTAACATTCATGAGTGTGTCGTCTCCCAACATCCCCAAAGCCACGAAGTGGCGAAATGGTGTCTCGTGAGACAGCAGCGTGGCATGGATGGCGGGCTTTCGCACAGACCACTGAAGGAACGCAATGGTGTACTGTAGACGCAGGCCCCACACATTGAGCCACACCGTCCACAACACTCCCGACCAGTTGTGCTCACACATGGCGACAAGGTCGCCCTTGTAATGCACAAACACGGAATGGAGTGACCCACAGAGAAGCCTGAGACGCTACGCGTCAGCCTTGGAGTAGCCGAGCAGGCCCGCGAGGCGGTAGCACACCATGATGCCAAAGGTGATGCTGGCGGAGGAGATGGCGACGGAGTCGCAGTCCGAGATGTCGCCATCCACCAAGCGTTTGCTTCCGAAGCGAGTGAAGCGATGGACGAAAGCGGAGCAAGAGGATGAAGCCAGGTTGTACCCCACGTAGCACTCGAAGAAGTCCTTGTGCATGCCCATGTAGGAGAAAATGGGCCCAAGGTACTTCTTCAAAAGGAAGTTGAATGCGAAGGGCGCAGCAAAAAACATGCGCACCTTGCCTGCTTTCTCCTTGGCTTCCTTGATCGCTTCGTCCTTGAGAGACCCGGACAACACGGGCACCCACGTCTTGCCAGCGTCGAGGTTGGCCTCAATGGCTTTCACCATCGGCCAAAAAGGCCCTGATGGCCCAGCCCATCCCTCAGGGAAGACGGTGCGCTTCTTGGAGTTAACTGGGAATCCGAAGGACGTGTCGGGATCGAACTGGCCCGTGCTTCCTCCCTCGATTCCACGAAAGGTCTCCTCGTCCGTGAACGGCTTGAAGTCCTTCTTCCCGGGCAAGAGCTCC